AATGAATCTGTCGGATGAAGAAGTTGATACGCTCCGGGCGCTTCCAGAAGTTGCAACCATTGAGCCTGTATTAGACGCTTCGGTTTATGCAGCACCTCCTGTTTGGCAAAGTCAGTCTTCGATAAGTGGAAAAGAAATTAGAGTCAAGTCAGCACCGTCTACAAGCGGAACTGGCGTGGATTACATGTCAGTCACAAGATTGTTACAAACTAATTTAGAATCTGATGAAGCAGGTAACTCCTATCCAGTAGGAGCTTCGCCGGATGATAATGGTACAAGTGCTAATGAAGGTACATTTCAGAATTTTTCAGGAGAAACTGTAGATATTGTTTCTTGTGAGGTAGGAGCTATAGGTTCTACAGTATATCCGGTAGAAACTCATCCAGATTTTAAAGATTTCTCTAATAATACACGTTTTGTAAAAATGGATTGGCAAGACTACGACAGTAATATTATATCAGTTGACAATCAACAGATCACACAGAATAATACTTACGTGTTCAGTCATCCTATGGGCGTTCTTAGTGCCTGCGGTGGATTGATCAATGGATGGGCTAAAAAGTCTACTCTGCGCGTTATATATTTGTCTGATGACCTAGGAACATGTTATAATGCAGTTTTAGCATGGCATAATTCTAAGCCTGTTAATCCTACTACTGGTATTAGAAACGCTACTATTATTATTGGTGAACATCAATGGACCTTTGCCGCTCCTACTAGATTTATACCTTGTGATTTGATCAATGCCATCAATTCGTATGATGACGATGATAATCTAACTATTACTACAAGACCAGGATCTACTTGGGGATCAGATTTGACTCCTTTTGTAAATGCAGGAATGTTACCTTTCAAAATTTGTTCGAACAATGCAGCAAGCCAAAATATCGCTGATGCTGACATATGGGCTATTGGGCGATATTCTCGCTCGCGTTATGCTGCTTATGATGCAGCAATAAATGGTCTTAATACATCTACTGGAATATATAGTTTTAAAGCAGCCGGTAATCAAGGTTGGTTGGGTGCTGGACCTGGGCAACCTCAGTATAAGAACACAGTAGATTATGATGCAGGTAATACTTACGTTTTTACGACTAGTGGGTTCAACTACACTTACAGTGCTTCGTCTATAGCTGCATTTAATGGCAGAAGAATTAATCAAGCTTGGGAAAATGGTGGCGAAAACGATATTACCTGTGGCGCTTCCCAAAACAGTACAGTGAATATGTATGCTGATAGTTATAGTAATAAAGGTAAAGCTATTAATATTTTTGGAGGCGGCTATCAGACTTGGGGTGCTTATCCGGATCTGACTTATAGTGATGGATTTCGATGGGGTTATTTCAGTGGCACTTCGGCGGGCACACCTAACGTTGTTGGTGTAGCAGCAGTCGTTCTTGATTGGTGGTTGTCTTATTATGGTTCATGGCCTACAATAGCCGAACTTAAGTCATTTATGATAAATGAAGCTGGGCAACCTGTAATCAAAGAAACTGACGGCACCGTCGGTATTTCAGGTCCTGCATTTAATTGGTCAAATGTGCCTAGTCTGCCCGCAACTGGTATACGCAATGATAAAGGTGTTTATACTTCAATCGAATTACATCAAATACCTAATCCTTTCTATATCTTTGGCGCTAACGATCATTACTCTTTGCCGCAAACGACAACAACATTTAGCTTTTTACCATGGAGAATATATCGAGGTAATGGGCATAATATATCTGTAGGTACTCAAGAGCCCAGATATACTGAAAGACCATCGTCCGGGCAGGCGTATCCTCGCAGAAAGATCAAACGATAACATATAAATAAAAGAAAACTGGAGACATTCACATGGCAATGCCCGCAACAAGACAAGAATTGATTGATCATTGTCTACGAAGACTCGGATCACCTGTCCTTGAAGTCAATGTGGACGATGACCAGATAGAAGATAAAGTTGATGATGCGATACAATTGTATCAAGAATATCATGCTGATGCAACTTTTAGGACATATCTTAAGCACCAGATAACGGCTGCTGATGTTACGAACGAGTATATCGATGTGCCTGATACCGTATTATATGTTACTAAAGTATATCCATTCAGCAAGACGTTTGGTTCTGTTAACATGTTTGATATCAAATATCAGATGATGTTGAACAGCATGGGCGACTTCATGAACTTTGCGGGTGGTATGTCATACTATTACCAGATGGAACAGTACCTAGAGTTTCTCTCTGATATTCTAGACGGTGAGCCACGAGTTACACACTCAAGACACCAAGGCAGAATTTACATCTTCGGCGAGTGGGCACCTAATCAGTATAACAATCTAGCAGAGGGTGACTACATCATGTTTGAAGTGTTGTCGCTTGTAGATCCTAGTACGTTCGCAGATGTTTGGAACGACAAGTTTCTCAAAGACTACACCACACAGTTGATTAAACAACAGTGGGGTATGAACATGTCTAAGTTTGAAGGTATGCAATTGCCCGGTGGTGTAACACTCAGCGGCGCTCAGTACTATCAAGACGCGACCGCTGAGTTAGAACGACTTGAAGAAAAAATGCGTAATGAAAATGAATTTCCACCAGATTTCTTCATGGGTTAATGCATGACAACTAATCTCTATTTTACACAAGGGCGAACGTCCGAACAGAATCTTTACGAAGACTTGATTATTGAGTCTTTGAAGATGTATGGGCAAGATGTTTATTATATGCCTCGTGAAATCGTTAATAAAGACACTATATTTCAAGACGATAATGTATCTCGCTTTGACGATGCTTATAAGATCGAAATGTATATTGAAAACACCGAAGGCTTTGACGGCGAAGGAGATCTATTCAGTAAGTTTGGAGTAGAGATTCGTGATGCCGCAACTTTCATTGTATCACGCAGACGTTGGTTGAACCAAGTAGCACAGTACGAATCTACTGCTGACAAGCCATTCTATCGCCCGCGTGAAGGAGATCTGATTTCTCTTCCACTTTCAAATTCTATATTTGAAATTACAAAGGTTGAAGACGAATCACCTTTCTATCAAATTAAAGATCTACCTGTGTTTAAGATTCGTGCTGAATTGTTCGAGTACAATGACGAAGATTTTGATACAGGTGTAGATTCTATTGATAATGTTGAAGGCTTTCATGCCTATCAAACTAAGCTTACCATGTCTAATGTTACAGGAACATTTGAGTACGAAAACATTACTCAAAACAACGGTGCTTATACATTGACAGGTGAGGTTGTTAATATAGATGCCTCGGGCGATGATGTTGTGCTTTACATAGCACACACCGGCGGTGCGTCTGATGGTGAATATCATGACTGGACCACGACCGGGTTAATAACAGGAGCAGAGTCTTTAGCCACAGGCACTCCATCTCTAGTAGGTGAAGATCTTCAAGACGGCGCTATGAACGACGACTTTAATCTTACATCACAAGGCGGAGATATAGATTTCATTGACTTTAGTGAATCTAATCCGTTCGGAGATCCATAATGCTAGGTGATCATTTTTACCATCAGAGAATTCGTAAAGCGGTAGCAGTTTTTGGATCTTTATTCAACAATATCCGTGTGGTACGAAAAGCGTCTGATGGATCAACATTGTCTCAAGTTAAGGTGCCTCTATCTTACGCACCGAAACGAGACTTTCTAGCGCGTATAGACGCTATGAACAATGGCGAGGATGCAACTGCCTAGAATGTCTTTTGAAATTGTAGCGTTGACTTATGATGCTGCTCGACAATTGCCCAAGATGAATAACTGCATTTCTTATCCTACAAACTGGAGCGGCGGTGGTACTAAGCTATACACACCAGTGCCATATACTGTTGCGTTTCAGTTAAACATCATGGCAAAAACTCAAGACGATTCATTACAAATCGTCGAGCAAATTATGCCTTTCTTTACACCGAACTATACGGTAACTGTAAAACCACTTGATGGATTTGATATAAAAGAAGATACACCTATCACTATGACGGGCGTAACGTTTTCAGATGATTTCGAAGCGCCTCTTGAATCACGGCGCACTATCATTTATACGCTAGATTTTGAGATGAAGATCAATCTCTATAAAGGTGTGTCTACTAATACAGCTATTATTTCAGAAGCTTGTGTACAATTTCTTAGCATGGATGGCTCAGAACTATTCTCTAAGGTGTGTACTGACAGTGCCTTTGCAGCCACTCCGTTAAGCGGGCTTGCAGTAGAAGATGGTCTAGCAACAGGCGTTCCGTTTATAGTAAAGAATGTTCCTTCTGCTGTCACCTCTATAACAGCAACATCACCTCTACACGGTACAGCAACCGCTTCACTGGGAAGCTCGATGACTATGGTAGATGGTGTAATTCAAGCGAACGGCACCTGGTATTATTATCCCGCAGATGACTATAATGGATTAGACTCATTCAACATTTTAGTCGGAGGTGATTGGGGGATCAGAACTTATCCTATCTCTATCGACGTAGAAGGATCTGTTGATACAGTAGGCGACAATATAGTATGTTCTGTAAACAGTTTCGTGGACTTCAACGTGGCTACAAACGACAACTGGTCAAGCAACGATCTGACTTTTGTTGTTTCTGCTGGTGGTGATCCTTCAAATGGAACTGTCACCATATTAAACGGTAGTACTGGATTATTCAGATATACTCCTAACGCAGCATTTACAGGCACAGACACTTTCTTCTACAGAGTATCACCTTTGGGCGGATCTTCGGAAGTCGGCGAAGTTGTTATAACAATAAGCTAAAGTCATATAAATAAACAAATAAAACCGAGATTATAGGATCATGGCAGAAGTAAAAATATCGCAACTAGTGTTGTTCAATCCTGATTTATTAGACGAAGTTATTGTCAATGATGTCAGTGGGCTGATTACTAAAAGATCGACTCTACAGTCTATCAGGGATTTAGCTAATCAGAATAT